CGGGTGCCCTCAAGGCGAGGTGTCCTACAGCCCCCCTAGGGGGTCAGCAAGCCCTGCTTATGCGGGTGGTGCGTGGCCTACGCCACCACCCGTGTCGACACGACGGTCACTCTACAGAGGGTAGGGCAGTGACCCGCCCGCGGGTATCGACAAGTCACCAAACCACGTGATGAAGGCTGAGTGCGCCATAGCCCAGGCCCAGTTGTATCGGAGCTTCTTCAGCTGTCCGAGATCCAGCTTGCGAAAGACGCGGGGCAACATGAAGCTGGACCAGCCCACCTGGTGAATGAGTGGGCCGTACACCTCTCCCCAGCGCAAGACCGACGAAGGGTCGGTCGGCGGGGCAGTGGCCGTGTGGTTCTTCCACTCCTCGAGGGCAACTGTCTTGGACCAGTTGGGGAGCAGGGAAGCGTAGTACCTAGCTTGAGCCTTGAGTACGGCCGAGCGGTCGGCTGTCCACGGGAGCTGGCTCGCTCCGTCCTCCAATGGTGAGCTAGCCTGATCAATGAGTCTGGCTAGTTGCTCCTTGGACGCAATACTAATCCACTGGTTTGACAAGAACGAGTCAGCGCCAAGCGTGTAGTCGATGGCAGGGACGGACATGCCCTTCTTGGTAACGCTGATGCCTGAGTAGGCAGTGTCGAGCTGGGGCGGGTCTCTAACCCGCTTGGTCTGCATGGTCAACGTCGGTGCGCGGAGGGTGCCGAAGGCAACAGCGAACATGTAGCCTGCGAGAGTGGAGTCTGCCAGGTTGTTGGCCCTGGCGATGCGCTCCTCCGAGACGCGTGAGACAGACGGCGGCGTCTGCGAGACATCAAGAGCCATTGTGCCAGCGATGCCCAGCCCCAGCCCGCCGAGGACAATTGGAGTGTTCAGAACTTCGGCCGCGTCGTCACGTGATGGAATGCGCGCCATAATGGCCACGTCTTCGACGATGAACGCCATCACCTTCTCTTTGTCAAGGACAGGGTCGAAGAGAGTGCGAGAGAGCAACTTGGCCCAGTTGTCGACTCGCTCGCGAAGCCTGGCGTCGAACTGTAGAAGCGTTTCGGCCTCGGAGTTGCTCCAAATCAGGGCGCGCAACTGCCTCAACGCTGACCCGGACCAGACGCGATTGAGCAACGGGTTGTCATAGGCTCCGGAAGCGCGCAGAGTCATCCGCAAGAACTCGGGGTCCTGCGTAAGACGCACCTTGTCGGGGGAGAGCTTGAAGCCGATGAGGTCAACGGCATCCAGGTAGCGTTGGCCGTCAACCTTCACCTGCACCATGACGTTCTGATCATCGCCCAGGACGGCAATGTCATCCTCGCCCGCCTCGCGGCCGGTCGCCATGAAGTACGCCATCTCGGCAAGTGCGATGTTGAGCCAGGAGTTGATGAGCGTGGTCCACCTGGTGCCTGACGGCAACCCGTTCGCCATCTCACCGCCGAATATGCGCTGCAGCGACATCCTAATGTAATCACCGTACTTGTTGACGAATGCCGGATCGAGCCGCGCGAACCACGACAGGATCATGTCAACCATGCGCAGTTTGGCGCGCTGAAAGACCTGCTCGTCCCAGCCTTTGAAGTCGGTGTTGACCGCGAACCACCCCTTGGCAACCTTGAACGCCACAGATCGCCAGTACTTCATCTTCCTCGATGCGGAGTACCAATTGAACATGCCCTCGACAGCGCCCAAGACCTGGTCAAGGTGGTAAGAGATGTAGGCCTTGAGCAAGTAATCCTCGAACGATTCGACGATGATCAGACGCACCGTAGCGGGCTCATGCTTCATGGACACTGAGTACTCGTGCTTACCCTCGAGAACGGCGCGGTCGACACGCTCCAACACCTCGGCCGGCGTGTAGGTGAATGCGAGCTGCAACTTGTTCTTCAGGTCACCTGACTTTTCCGAGAGTGCGCCCGATGTGGCCCACAAGTTCTTTGCCGCTAAGAAGTCCGCCCACTTCACCTGCTTCGGTGGGTCACGAGGGAACCTGTTTCCGACGCGCGTGACACGGTCGAGCAGGGCGTCAGCACCCGGCGGTTCTTTGGCCTCAAGGAGCCACGTGCGAATCCGCTCCTGGAACAGGGGGGCGTTGAGCGCGTCACCCTTTGGCGCCATCTTTCCCCACATAGTAGCCAACTCACCGGTAGGATCGAGCTTCTTGATGATGAGCGGCACCGCTGATGACCTGTTGTTCGTGACAGCGTGGTGGCACAACGCCTGAAGGGCGGGACAGGGCTCGACAGGCTGGATGTCGTGGTATTCTAGGGCCGCGAAGTAGGGCAACACGCGGCTAGCGCTCATGCGGGAGGCGCGCATCATGTGCGCAAAGAGGGTTCGTAGCGCTGCCTCTGGGCGTGCACCTAGCGACTCTAGAATGCCCATAACGTAGCCGACGCGCTGGAGTGTATCTATCTTGGCCGTGTCCTTGAGCCTGGGCTTGCCCTCCATAGTAGTTAGCATTGCCATTTCCAGTACCTTGCTCCAAAGGTCTTGGTCTGAAGCTAGCTTCTTGAACTGGGTCACGATATGATCGTAACTTTCCGTAACCACGTTTTCTAGCTTAAAAACCATTTAGAGGTAGAGCTGGTACGCCTTGGGCACGTTCACCATGTTGAGGTTGGTGACGGAGGTCTGGCCCGAGTTGGGGTTGGCGTTCATGAGGTCGCCCATGCGGCAGCCGGCCGGAGAGGAGAGAGAGAGCGACGGTGTG